TATAGTCCATAGACTTTCGGTTATCAAAAGTATCCCCAAGGTCAAATACTGTGTAGATACCCTCTCGCTCAAGAGTTGGGAAAAATATTTCATCGTAAAATCTCTGGAAGTAATTCCAAAATGCTAAAGAACCTTTGCGACCATCTAGGTGCTGATCTGTAATGATTGCTATCTTCATAGCATTCGTGTCTTAATATTATATACTGCTCTACTGTGGGGATATAGTTTTCTCAATTTCTTTACTACTGCTAGTTGTACTTCAAGTAGGGTCATAAGGTTTTATAATAATACAATTATTTGCATAGTCTGCTTTGAACTCTAACTCAACTTCATGATCCCACATGAGTTCTTCATATAGAGCATTCAATCTATCCATATCCTCATAGAGGTCATTAATGTGAATATGATCGTCTTCTATCATCGGTTCATTTTAATTTCTATGTTCTCTTTAATGCTACCAAGCTCTGCTCTTGACATATTCATACCTTGCATACTACCCTCATATGTATCTGTATGCATGACCTCTTCATATCCTGACTTCTCAAGAATCTTATTCTTAATCTCCATCTGCTTCTTCTCCTTCTGTATGCGTCTCAAGAAGGCGTAATAGATTATCTGTGTGAAGTATGCAAAAGGATTGTTTGACTTGGCAGGATCAAAATTATCTATGTACTGTAAGCAATTCTCAATGCCATCACATATCATATCTTCCCTGAACATATAGTTCACGAAGTTTGGTTTGTATGATAGGTGTGTAGCAATCTTTAAGAAGCATTCACCAATGTAATTTGGTACACGAGGTCTTGCGTCCTCATTCTCTTTGGCGACAATAACAGAACAGCGGTAATCAGAGATTGCTAATAAAAATTCTTTATTATTCACATAATACTCAGTCTTCTTTTTCATTCTTGGCATTTCTGTTACCTTAAGTATAGGTGATTGTACGTCAAATGTCAAGGGGGCTTGACACGAGGTAACAAACGCAGTAGACTAACTCTGTTAGGGTTCAAGGATGGGGTCTAGCTTTTCTTATATAAATCTTCTAAAGCTTTTCTAGTTTCTTTAGTGGATCCTAGATTTCCCATTTCTCTGGAGAATTTCTTTGGTTCAAAAGTGTCTCTGAATGTTGTAATTTGAGAAACATGTTTCTCAACACAGTCAGTATAAAATGCTTCAATTCTTTCATCTTCAAGTTCCGTCATAGTAAGAACATGTTCTTTAGGTACAACAAACATCTGATCAAAAGTAGAACGTATCCATTCAGATAAAGCAAATCCATTTACTCTTACATTTTTTTGTTGCTGATCTATACCATGTACTTCCATAGGATTCTCAAGAATTAAGCTATCATCATCTGGCATAAAAGAAACTTTAGAAATAAGTTCTTCTCCAGTAGTTAACTTAATTGTAGCTATAAATTCTTCTTCCATATTAGGTTGTTTTAAAGTTTACTTGTATGACCTCATATTTAAAGTTCTCTTCATTATATATGTTAACCCTTTCATTTAAATGACGAAGAGTGTAGTTCTGTCCTCCAATATCATCCGCAATATCATATAGTGTCGCTATATCTTTCCCTTCTCCTTTACGAAGGACTCTCCCAATTGATTGTAAATTTCTAATACGTGACTTACTGGGAGATGCGAAAATGATATTATGAAGACGCTTAATATTAATCCCAGTACTAAAAGTACCATATGATGCAACGATAATCGCATTATCTTCCTGCTCCGTAATCTGCCTTACCTCTTCTCTATCTTGTACTTCAGTGCCACCATGGACAAAGAAAACTTTACGATCTTTACTTACAGTATTATTTATTAAATCATATAAAGGTTCGCCATGTTTTTCAATATAGTTAAATAGTAATAGTGTATTCCCATCTAGATCATTAACTAGATTTTTTATTAAGTTGTTACGTCCCCGATGTTCAACCAAATAATCTATCTCTTCTTGATATGTTTCAAAGTGTTCAGCTGGGTGTTTACATAAGAGGATTTTTATCCTAAAATTAGATAGGTAACCAGACTTGATCAAATCTTCTGTCTTGGTTACTTGCTCACATGAACCAAAGAGTCCTTCCAATACCCACTTATGAGTCTTGCTACCATCCAAAGTACCAGTAAAACCAAACCGATACTTTGCGTTATGTAACTTTGTCATGATTCCAGTGAGGGATTTACTCTTAAATAGATGTGCCTCGTCACCTATCACACAATCAATATCATCAAAGTATCTTTTAGGGAATTTGTAGATTGATTGCCAAGTTGATATTATAATGTTTTTACTTGTATTCTTATCTTTACCACCATATATCTTATGAATAAATTCCTCAGCACTCCATCCATAGTCAACGAAGTCGTTGACCATCTGTTCCACAAGGGATGTAGTTGGGACGATTATAAGTATCTTCTTGTTGGTGGCGCAATAGTATCTGACGAGGCTATAGATCATCAGAGACTTCCCCGAACCAGTAGGAGAAAGAAGTAACTTTCTATTATTTTTTAAAGCCTCGTACACTGCCTTGTATTGGTATGGACGGGGTTTTATATTGCAAATTTTATCCATAAAGGTTTTAACACCAGCTGGTGTTACAAAACCATTGTCTTCATAGACATCACCATACCACTCATCCTTTTCATACTCTATCTGATACTGCTTTTCATAAGCCCATGTATGAAGACGATCTGTTAGACCACAATACAATGCACCAGTACCAGGAGAGTACAATCGTATAGTACCATCCCAATGCCTGTACCTAGGATTCTTTTTTAAATACTTTGCTTCAGGTACTTCAAATGTGAAGTAGTCTGCTAATTCATGGTGGACATGTTGCTCTTCAGAATGAATTGTAACATAAACTTCATTCTTCTTCTTTACTGAGAGGTGTGTCATTACTGTCCATTAATAAATTTCTCCCACTCAATGGCACTCTTGACTTGAAACCCTCTGTTTGATATCTGTTTCATTACCTGATCTAACCAGTATAACATCTGATCCAGGTATTTGATTTTAGCTTCTAGGTTAATGATTTCATCATCAGACTCTAGATAGACCTTCATTTTTTCTGAAGTCTTTATACTATTACCAAATGGTTTTTCTGCATATGTCTTAGCGTCAGCCTCGCCTCCATAGTACTCACGCTTTGTTCTAACCAGTTTACGAATTTCAAACTCTAACGAGGTTTTAATCTGAGATGTGTCAGTGTAATGGCATAAGTATTTATTGTGGCAGAAAGGGATGTCAAGTGCTACCTGTGCAAGGTCAGCACTATATTGTTTATTCTTAAACTGAAAATCTACATGACTATCTTCTGCCCATTCTTCTTTTAGTTGTTCAAATTTTTTATGAAGAGATTCAAAGTTCATTATAATTGTATCCACTCTCTATTTTGAATAGGTTGATTTTTATAATCACATTCAAAAGGAAAACTCACCGACATTCTAGGAGTATTAGAAGTTGCTAGATGCGGGTAATGCTTAGGAATCCAAATTGCATCTCCAGGTTTCATATCAACATCTAGTATAGGGTCTTCAGATATATTCATTTTATAATGTTGCAGTTCCTTATCTTCTACTTCACCCCATACTTTAAAATTTGTTTCTCCCTCACACTGAACTATAATATTATTAGAAAAATCAAAATGTATACCAAATGGATGTTCTGCATTCACATTCTTACACATAAAAATGTGAGCATCCGTAGGCATGTTATACTCGTCTTCTATTTTTTTAGCAACGTCATTAATTTTTTTGTTACACCTAGACATCTCTCTAATATAACAAACATATTCCTCAATAATATCTTTTAATATGTGAGAAGGAAATGTTTGTTTATTAATAGTCCATCTATCTGGTATCCAAGAAAGCGTATCAAAATAATCCTGTGAAAGATTAACCTTAAATCTTTCAGGAGTTAGGAGAGGGAATTGATTTACTATATCAGATAATTCTTTCCATGACAATAAATTAGGACAATAGTCCTTTTCAAATTTTGCAGTAATCATTAAAGTTTCTTAAAGTTTTCATCACGAATTTCAAAGCTTTCATACTTAAATGTTGCATTCGCAGTTAAGTACTCCACATCTCCTATTGTAGCATCAAATGGTACTCCTGACAAACTAACAGGAAACATATTGATGAAACTAATAATATGATTTATATTATTATGTGATGATAATATGAATAGATTAGCCAGTGAATATTGATCTGATTCCCCAGGTAACAATCTTTTTTCAGCAAGACCAAATTTACGAATCCAATTGTGTATGGTTGTATAATTAACTAAGTCTTCATCAATAATAAATGTTAAATTCAAGTCCCCAAATTGTACTCCACCACTACCAGCAATAGGAACTCTCCTGTATGGTGTATCAACTTCAACAATAGGCATTGATATATCTGGTATAGAAGCACCTTGACAAAAGAAATCAACACCAGGGAATAGTTCCAGATCCAATCTAAATCCTGCAGGAACTAAGAAATTTCTATTCTTTGGTTGTTCTTTATACCACTCAGCTACCATGTCAACTTCCCAATCTACGAATTATTTATCTTTGTACTGAGATGGTGCTCCATTACCCCATTGAACTTGAAGCTCTTCGTCACTTATTTCGGGATTAACCTTCTTCTTTCTTATTGCATTAAAAGATACCACAGCAACAGTAGTTACCGTGGCAATTGTCGGGGTCACGTATAATAAAATTTTCTGCCACAACATTTCAATAGCTGTACTCGTCAATAACATCCAGTACTTTATTTAGATATTGCTCTGCACCACGACATTCTTGTTCAGTCATGTCATGTCTTTCACAACGTTCGTAGAGTTCATTTTTAAGTTTCATTGACCGTGCTTGCATGTCAACTTTTTTTAGAGAACCGTTCATGGTAGTATACCAGTGTTACTTTTATATTTATTAAAGATTATACCACAAAAAATAAAAAAGAGGGTCCGAAGACCCTCTTGATTGTATTGATTTGATAACCTAATGGATCACATGAGGTTCTCAACTTGTACACGACGATAGTACTGGTTCCTGTTCGCTGTAAGTGCTTCAGCATCAGGAGTACCGTTCGCTTTAACAACGAATGGGTTAGCAACCATACCGTAACGAGTCTTGAATCCAATTTTGGGTTGGAAGGTATCTGGACCAATGGACCTGACCATTTGGAGAGGCACATATGGGCAATAGAAGAGTCCTGCATCATAAGGTGAGGAACCCTTATATCCTACAACATAGTAGTGCTTGTCAGCAACGTTAGCAGAGTAAGGATCAACAAAGACCTTAATGCGTCCGTTAATTGTACCAACAAGTAGATTACCTGTGTCATCAACTTCACCAATGGAAGGACCACCAGCACCAGTTAGACCTGAGGAATAATCAAGTGTACCAGACATGGCAAGAGCAGAAGCGACATCAGCAGAAGTGATGATGAAGTTCCCTTTTCCACGACGAGTTTGCTGGGCGATGGCGTTAGCGTCACGCTCAACTTGGAACATAAGTCCCTTAAATTTCTCAACGGACCAACGACCGTTACTGTCAACGTCAAGGTCAAAGCGACCAGCGTTAGCAACGTTATTCTGAGCACCCTTCTTAGCGATGGTGTATACAGTACGAACAACTTCACGGTTGATTTCAGCAAGGATCTCACTAGACAAGATGTTAGCAAGTTCTTGCTCTGCATCAAGACCATGAATTGCTTTCAAGTCTTGGGCAAGTTCTAAGGTGTACTCAGCTTTCAAAGCACGGGACTGTGCAGTCACCGCTGTCTTCTCAATACTGAATGACATCTCACGGAACAAAGTTCCAGCTTCTCCCAAACCTTCTGCAACGTTACGAGCCATTGGTGTTACACCACGCT